CGCACAGGGCGGCTCGGGCTTTAGCGTGTGCTTCTAGCGTTTCTTTTAGCGGGGCGTTGGTTAGCACTGCGGCTTCAACATCTACGCCTTTCTGCTCCATTTCATCTGCAAGCGGCAGGATGGTTTCTTTAATGGTCATAATCAGTTTTCCTATGTGCTTCTTTTTCCATGCAAAGCAAGATTAGCGTTGGTATAAACATCACAACAACGACACCAAAAAATGCTGATAGGTGGATGATTTGTCGTAGGGTTTTCATTCCAGTGCTTCCTTAACTGCAATTAACTGTCGTTTCATCCTGGCATTATCATAAACCAGTGCCGCAAACGTCTGAGCGAGCTTTTCATGCTCTTTGCGCAAGTCTTTCAACTCGCGTGCGGCTTCGCGGTGGCGTTCGAACCATGACAGGTCTTTTTTAGTGACGTAGGTCATAAGAAGTAACTCACAACAACCGCTATGCATATCATCAAAATAGCCCACTCAATGTCGTGAACCTTTTGCAGGATACGCTCCTCGTCACCTGTATCAAACTGGGTGTCATGCCAACTCATTTCAGACACCCCGCGTGACGCACAAAGCGCGCCGAGGTCTTGCAGGGGTCGGCACACTCGCTATTGATGCATCTTGCATCGGGTAGAACCCGGGTGACCACACCGGCTGTGAACCCAGCGATACCGACAAAGGAGAAGAGCATGAGTAGGCCCGCAAGCCCTGTCAAAATGAACCTCATGTGAAGCTGCTCCCGACCACAACCAGTGCGAAGAGGACAGACATGACGAGCGGCCAGAACCACCAAGGCTCACCGAGCTTGCGAAACAGGCGTTCAAGATAGAATGGGTTCACAGTGTAACTCCTTTGTTTGTGAGCCTTAATTATGACAACTGCTGGTATACCCGTCTAATGGAGAATTTTAATCGCTTTCAGCTACCGATTGGAATTCACTAACACCTAGATCGCCCAGCATCCCCGCAGCCTCATTCACATACCACTGGTAATCAACGTCTTCGGGCACCCCGTCTGTGAGGGTCATCATGGGCTTGGCGCCTTCCGATTTTGCAACCCTATTGCCTGTGGATGCATAAATCATCTCCCCACCCCCATCGCTAGAGTAGTACCAGCGAATGGCCTTGCCTAAGTACTGGCCGTCTTTGACTGCCCCACCCCTAACCGTCCGGATAGCAACGAACTTGCAAACGTCCCCACATCCCCGAATGGTATCTTCAAGCGGGGTGTGCTTAATCAAATACTGCTCCACTGCCTCAATGCAGATGGTAGTTGTGGGGTTCTTGTGCATCCGGAAGATGGATGGGAAGGACTCTGACCACGGGTTAGCGTAGGTGCCTTTGTTCTTCGTCTTGCCATCTTTCTTGACTGCGATGTAGTTGTTGATGTCGCGGCTGTAGAGAGCGGCGTAGTCCACTGCTTCTGTCTCAAACCCCGTCATCTTCTCCCATTCTTCTACAACCGTCGCTGCACGGTTTTCCAGCCCCGCAGGTATCTTTGACACCACACCGTCCGTATTTGCTGATACAACCCCGATGCTTGCGAGCTCAAGGGCTTCTATGAGCATAAGAAGTCCCAGCTGCCCGGTAATGGTGACTTGGAAGAGAAGATTCGGAGAATAAAGCACTGACCACTTCGAGCCCAGCTTGCCGAAGGTTCCGTTGATGGTAATTTTGAGACTGTCCGCCACCACTTTATTCTTTGCCCGCTTTGCAGCTAGCCGCCTGTCAACCAACTCTCGGTAGACGTCCAGGAACTCCTCGCCTAGGTGTTCGGGGAACAACTTGCAATTCAGGATGATAGCTGGGTAGTATGAGGCCACATCCCTGTCCGTTAGCGTAAAGGTACCGTCTGTTACATGGGCTGCTACTTTCTCACACGAATGCAGTCCCCCCATCCCCATCTGGTACACGCTGTTGCCGATATGGATTTGGAGTTCTTCAAGCGCTTGGGGAGCCTTTGAGTACCCATCCTCTGCCACTACAAACTCAAACTCCTCGATCTGGGCGAGCACCCGCCTCATGTACTCTGTCTGAAACTGGATGAATGGGGGCGCTTTGTACTTAAGGACGGTTCCGATGTCCACTGCTACCCGCCCCACCTTGACCCCGCGTTTCTTGAGTTCCCCTGAGATCACCGTTTCTGCGATTTGGGCGTCAGACAGGCTACGCAGGTCTTTCCCATACTCCATGCTCAGGGTGGAGCGGAGCGCGATCTGCTCCTCTAATCCATAAAACAGGGTTTCCGTTAAGTCTAAATCGTTGACACAATACCACCTGACAATGAGCATCTGTTGGCGGCTAAGAACTATAGCAGGGGCAAAGGGCAAGTCCCACATCCTAGTTGCGTGTAACCGTCCCCCGTAGAGTTTGAGGGAGGCGTCTAGTGGGGCGACCTCGATAAGGTCAATGTGGTTAGGTGCCTCTTCCCCAACCTCCATGTGCTTGATGAGTTGCCAACCCGGCCCCTCGTCTGCGATAATGCGGTCGGAAAGCGCTTTCAATTCTGTACAACTAGCCCCGCCGAGTGCAGCCTGGAGCATGGGCATGTCATAGGCACGACTGTTGAACCCGATGAGACAGAAGTTGCGCACTACCCATGACAGTTTCGGAATGTCAAGGGGGCTATTCTCCGTCATCTCAAAGTACACAACTTTGCGTTCGCGTTTGCCCCTGAAGCAGATGAGGAAGTAGTTGACGTAGCACTCGATGTCAAAGAACAACCACTCGCGGGAGATAGCTGCCTGTACTAATTCGTCATCCAAGAACAGGGCGACGTCGAACCTCTCTGCCTCCTCTATTCCAGGCAGGTACTCTGGGGACTCCCAAGTACGCGCAGGTGGGGTGCGTTTGTAGGAGACCTTCGTCTTTCGTACCTTCTCAGGCACGGGTTCGTCAATCCAGAATAGACCCTCTGAATCAAACCTCATTTCCGCACCCCCACAAGCATTCCCTCAATCCCGTCGCCTTTGAAGAATACGGGTTTGGGGTATTCGCTCGGAGTCCACTCACGCGCAACCGGCAGCACAAGGCGCAAGACCTCAGCACGATATATGCCTACCCCATGCCAATCAAACCCCAGCTCAGCCGACTGCAGCCCCGTTGCGGTGGTGATCCCGTCGGGTTTGAAATAGATGGTCGGGAACTTGACGTCAGGACAGAAGGGGAGCAGCTGTTCAACTGCATCTAGCAATCCTTCTGGTACTTTCTCAAACTCCCTTTCGATGTCAAACATCTTCACAATGCCTGTGGGCCATGCGTCGGTGTAGAGTTGGGCGCGCATCCAGGCGCCCTTGAACTTGAAGGAGATGGAGTTGGTGCTTGCCCAGATTTCTTGGATGGGCTGGTCAATGTCCAACAACTCCTGCGCCACGTAGCGGGGCAAGTTGATGATGGGGCCATTCCACTTTACGGGAACGCGGGCCATGGTGACGTTGTTGGTTGCGTAGAAGTAGTCGGGGCGAAGGCAAACCCCGAGGGACCACGGGCGGGAGGCATCCTGGCTGACGAAGGGCAGCACCTTCTTGAGTGCCGTCATGAACCCAGACGGGGTTTCAATTTCTACCGCATCCTCTGGCTTGAACTCCTGCCTCGGGTAGTCTGTGACCTTGAGGGTTGGGAGGGTGACGCGGAAGCGCTTGTGGCTAACCCGAATAGTACCGTCGTCGTTGTAGACAATAATGGGGTCGCCTTTGCAGCCGATGACCGCTTTGATAAACTTCTCTGCAGGCGCTGTAAAGGAGTGGTCAGCCAACTGCGGGCAGTCGGCCTCAATCGCCATGCGGCTATCTGCCCCCTGTAGCTTCCCGTCATGGACACAAATGTGGGTAAGCATTCTGACCACATCCTTGTCGGCCGTTGCCCGGTGTACGAATTTCAGTGCGTCTAGCATTTTATTCTTTCAGAGATCAAATAAGGCAGGTTGGAAGTCAGGCTCTTCAAACTTAAAAGTCTTGAGCCACTCTATCAGCTCCAATCCGTTAAGTAACTTACGGGCCATGTGGTCAGTCCGCAACTTGTCAATAGAGATCCCGTGGAACGCGGCCCGTTCTTCGATCTTCTCCTTGATGTGTTTGTCCCCATTATCATAGTGCTTCCCAGCGTTGTAGCGGTCTGGGGACTCCTGTGATATGTTAAGGGAAACAAACTTCGATCCGTTAAGAACGTCAACCTTTCCCATGGCGCCAGAGAACAGCCAAGCGGCACTGTCAACCGACCACCATGGCACACGAGACATCATGGTGGTGCCTGTAGTTGCCAGCCCATGAGTAGTAATGCCCTTCGGGATTTTCTGATGCACTTCTTCAGACCAGGCAACCCGAGTCCATTCGGGTAAATCGTTTCGGGGGCTAGCGCAAATGTACTTGGCCATGCTGCAAACCTCTGCTAACCGGGCCTCAGATTCATTCTGGTGGAATACCGGGATGACGCGATCGCCAAACTCTTTGACCAGGATATTGAAGTTGACATCGGATTCTCGGATAGCGGCGGCTACTTCAACTGCGTCAGCTGTGCGTCCTGCAGCTCCCGGAATGACGTCTAAATTGATAAGAAAGGGTGTAACCTTATTAAGATCAATGAGGGACATAATATCGCCGTAAATTTTAAGCAACTCATTGATGTCAACCTTGTGTCCACTTTTCCAAGAAGTAAACGCGCCAGAGTCTGCCATGAAATATCGAATCTGATTATCAGGCCGTGAAACTAACTTTGCCCATCGCTTTGCGTCTTTCAAATAATTTCCATGGCATGAGTGTAGGCGACATTGCATCTCACCAACAAGCCGCTCCTCATGCCAGTCAACTCGACCCATCCCTCCTGAAAAGAAGAAGTTGAGATTAAAATCAGGTACCAATTTCATTTTGTTCTTTCTTTTTTGCCCAAGTTGCTTTTCGTTTGGCCTTTGCTTCAGGCGTTGAGGCGGCCGCTGCTAGTGCCTTCTGCTTTTGTTCTCTAAACACTGGGTCAGCCCACATTGTCTGCATGGCCTGCCTTTGCTTTAGCCGGGCTTCACCTGTGGGCGCCATATCTTGCATTCGCTTGGCCTTAAAAACAGGGTCTTGCCAGAGCTCTTTATGCTTCATAGACTGCTTTTTTCTCTTTTCTTCATTACTCCAAGAGGCAGCAGATGCATGCGACATTTTTTCAAAGTACTCAGGCCGAGCCATGGCAATAGCAAGCGCCTTCTTTTGCCGAGCAATGTAGGCAGGATCTTGCCACATGGCTTTGCCTGATGCAGACGCCTTTGCCTTGGTTTCAGGCCGTTGCCTGGCTGCTGAGATGGCTGCTTTAAGATACTCAGTAGCTACTGGAACATCTCCGCCTGTTTTCAAGTTATACCCATTTGGAAACAAGCAGCCTACAGTTTCAATCCAGTATTGCTCACGAAGATTAAGTGCTTCTCTTGTATTGCAAACTTCAAGAACTCTAACTACAAAAGCATCTTGACCATATTTTTTCAGTGCATTTGAAAATACTTTACAGCCCCGATGATACTTAGCATCTGTTAAATGGCCCGCCCACCGCTCTTTCAAACCCCTACGAGTTTGACCAACATAGTGCTTACCCGTTACCAAGCAGGTAACTTGATAGACACACATTGAGGCGGTAGGCAAGCTCATTGCTTACACTTCTTGCTTGAATGCTTCAGGCAAAGAACCGTAGATTGCAGTTGGCCAGAATGGAATTCCGCCACGCGGTGTGAATTCGCCTTTAACCCGAATCCAAGTTGGGTCAAGTAGTTCCACCAAGTCGTTGCAAATACGGCAAATAACCGACTCATGAAATTCACCTTCGTTGCGAAAGCTATAAAGGTACAACTTCAGCGCCTTAGATTCAACATTCCACTGCTTAGGAACGTAATCAATGACAATGGTTGCAAAATCAGGGGCACCTGTTAGAGGACATAGCGATGTAAATTCAGGCGCTCGAATGTTGACTAAACCAAGCGCCCCAATCCCGTTCATAACCATGTGTGGATTAGGAAACTTTTCCAGCACGGTCTTGTCTGCACCAGGCTTGTCATATAGAGGTTTGTTGACAGCTGAATTGCCCAAGGCATTCAGGTTTTCATGGAGCTTCATTTTATTCAGCGCTTTCAGTAGCTACGGGGGCTGCCTGGAGTGCGTCCACTTGGGGCTGGGCTTGCTTGCGAATTTCTGCAATCATATCGGCCGACTGCTCGTAAGGCAACTTGCTCAGCGCGTGGAGAATGAGGTTCACTGCTTCAAGGGGAAAGGTAAAGTTCATGATGGTACTTTCTTAGTTACGGCACAGGGCCAAAAATTCTGAGCGCGTTGCGGGCTCGTCTAACATCGCGCCACGGAGCGCGGTGGTAATGGTGGTGCTGTCTGCGTGCTGGACCCCACGCGATTCAACACACATATGCCGAGCATTCACCCAGACACCCACCCCGATGGGGTTAAGGTGCTTTTGGATGGCGTCAGCTATCTGGTTGGTCAGTCTCTCCTGGACTTGGAGACGACGGGAGTACATGATGACCAGACGGTCGAGCTTGGACAGTCCCACAATCTTGCCCCTCGGAATGTAGGCGACAGTGGCGGTCCCGATGATGTCAGCCAAGTGGTGTTCGCACTTGGAGTACAGCGGGATGTTCTTCCGCACCACCATCTGGTCGCATCCATCAGCCCCATCCTCGAACACCTTCAAAATGCTCCCCGCATTCATCTGGTAGCCCTGTGTCCAGAACTTCCATGCCTTGAGCACACGGGCGGGGGTTTCTTGGAGACCTTCACGTTCCGGATCCTCGCCTATGAAGGCAAGGAGATCTTTGATGATTTTCTCGGGCATCTTAGTTCCTGTTGTAAGAGGCTGCGTTGCTGGGCGTTTCCCGGACTTCGACCTTGGAGATGCGGCAGCGGTCAGCGTACCCATTGTCTTTCATCCAAATCTCATCAATGTACTGGTAAAGCCACTCGGACAGACCTTCGCAGCCCGTCTTTTCTACCACTACCATCTTGATCATCTTTTTGTCATGAAGCATCTGGAAAGTGGCAAACTCGGGGTCGTCTTGGGCCACCAAGCAGGTGTGGTCAAACCACTCGTCTAACTTGGCCTTGAGAGGCTTCAATGAGCCAAAATCAACGACCCACATACGTGCGTCCAAATCGTCCGCCTCAAACTCAAAATGGAACCCAAGGACATACCCGTGGATTTGGTTGCAATGGCTGTCCGCCCGCCATTGGCGGTAGGCAACTGCGTACCCGCGTTCTGCGGTGTACGTCTTGGTACTACGATACTTGGGCATTCCAATATCCATTCTTGTAATAGCCGGTCTGGCCTTTGACAGTAAACACCAGAGTGGTGCCGTTGATAGAGAAGCGCAGGACCTCACCCTTGAAGGGGCCGTCCTGGCAGACAATGTTCTCACGATTGCATTCACTCAGTTTCTTCTGGTTCATGATTTTACTCCACGTTGATGATTTTGTGTAACTGGACGCCCATTCGGTAGCTATATTCCAAGCACAGGTCTCGGGCGAATATGATATTGGCCGCGTTCTTCTCCTCGTCATGGTCATCTCGGGGCTGGATCCAGATGGTTGCCCGGTTGTCTGGCCATGCCAGGCGGGCAGGCTTAGCCTTAGGCTGGGTGGCAGTAACAATGTAACCGTTGTCAATGACATCGCCCACCCCAACAACGTACTTGAAATGGGTACAGTTTTCCTGGATCTTGGCATGCACCCGCCCCGTCTTGGGGGAGCAGACGAGGGAGAAGTCTACATTTTCTAGTCCCGGGATCCACACCGTCCCTGCGGTCTCTATTTGGACCCGCAGTTGGTAGCGGTTGAGTTCTCGGATGAGGGGGATGATGTTCTGAAGCATCGGCTCCCCACCCGTAATGACGCAGACCTGTGCCCGACCACGAGACTGCTTCATGACTTCTTCATGCACCTCCAATGCCGTCATCTCTTTCGGATTGGATTCAAAATCCGTATCGCACCAAGTACAGCGCAGGTTGCAACCAGCCAAGCGCACAAAGACCGCAGGCAACCCCGCATATGGGCCTTCCCCTTGGATGGTGTAGAAGATCCCAATCACATTCAAGTCCCCGTAGGTATCGAGGGATTGGGAGATGATGATATTCTTACCGAACATAGTTCTGTGCCCCAGCAAGTGCGTCACGTGTGTAGTTAGCGGTACGGGGCAAGTTCATAACACCCTCGTCAAAGGCGCGCAGGACAAGCGGGTCCGGCAGCCCCGCTTTCTCAAACCCGTCTGCTCGCAGCACGTTGCTGTGGTTCATGTCCACAGGGGGGTACTTCCCGTCGTAAGACGTATGGGAGTAGGCCAATGCCTCCCAGCATCCCGGAGTGTTGAACGCAAGAGTACAGGAGTCCGCTTTGTCCATGCGCATGAGTGGGGTTTCAATGCGAATACGATTCGGAGATGACTCAGACCCAAGTGCGGTATTGATGTAGTGCTCTGTTGCCCAGATAAATACCTCCCGGCAGTCGGAGTAGTTGGCGTTGTCCATCTGACAGACGCCTGTGATAATGACAGGGATGCCTAACGCCTCTGCCCGGTTGGCTGCAATGGTCAGGAAGAGCGCATTGCGCATGGGTACGAAAGTGAGTTCCCGGCGATTGCCGATTACCGCTTCCATCTGCTCCGCGTTCTCATACCGCTCCAACTCGTTATTAGATGTCAGGGGCGACATGGAGATGAGGCAATTGGGTACCTTCACAAGCTCGTGGGATTTGACACCCGCCATGCGGGCTACCTTTACCGCCGCCTCAATCTCTATGGCATGGCGCTGGCCGTAGTCAAAGGTGATTGCGTGAACCTCATCATACTGCTGCTTAGCCAAAAACAAGCAGGTGGTAGAATCCTGCCCGCCACTCAAAACTACCAAGGCTTTAGTTGCCATCTTTCTTTCCTTTCTTGGGGTTAATAACTAGACCTGTGTAGCGACGCCACACACAATGCTCTACAGATGCGGTTCGGAGATTGATCCCTTCTGCCCCGCATCTTTCCAACACAGAACGACGAAGGAGTGGTTTGCCGCCGGCAAACTCCTCGTCACTTATGTCCCACACCCGCCGGTTCACAGAACCTTCACGGGGCTTTCGGACGCCATTTTTGATTTCAGATTTCATCATGACTCCATTATACCGGTATAGACCTAGAATGGGATGAATGGCATCCACTGTGGGCACCCAAAAACCAACACTTTGGCTGGGACGGGAGATGCAGGGAAGTTCCCACAGCGCTCTGCCTCTTTGTTAAAGAACTCGCAGTTGAGGCAGGTGCGGATGATGCAGTCGTAAACGAGTGCTTCATGGAGCTTCTTGGTGTCTTCAGAATTCATAGCCTAGGACCTCGGGGTGTTCGGTGTTGATCCAGACTTTGATAAGGCTGGGCGTTTTGATATCAGAAATGCGCGTCAGCGCCTCTGCCACTGTTTGGGGGCAGGGTCCAGGCGCCCTTTCATCCCACCACAACTTAGCTCGGTGGGCGGCATAACTCTGGTGCTCAAAGCATATCCACTGGGAGAACTTGCGCAGCCCTGCGAAGTAGGTGACCTTCATGGAAGGGGGCTTCCCGGCCTTGTTATGAACACCGTACTCCACCCTGTCCACTTTGAAGTCTGCTATTTTCGGCAAGTCATCCGCTATGACATCCGCTAAAGATGAGGAAGCACTGATCTTGATAACCACTGGGAACATGTGTCCACAGCATTCGCAGACGCGGGCGGAGGCATGATTATAGGTCTGGCATTCATCACACAGACGGACGGGAGCTGTGCCCCCTCCCCCACTCCCTTTCTTCCGCGGGATGACAGGGTCGTTGATGGGGCCGAGACGGCGGGTGTTGCCTGCAAAGTCCAGCACCAAGCAATTGGCCTTGCCCTCACAGGGGCGGGTTCCCCTGCCCAGCATCTGTACCCAGAGGCCAGGACTGGAGGTGGGACGGAGCATGACGATGAGGTCAATGCCTGGAAAGTCGAACCCTGTGGTCAAGACGTTGTTGTTGACAACTGCCCTGTAGGTACCTGCTTTGAACTCCCTCAGCACCCGCTCACGCTCGGGCTTAGGCATATCACCAGATACCACAGCTGCGGGAACCCCCATGAGGTTGAGCATCTCGGAGATGTGGTTGGCATGGCTGATACCTGCAGCAAAGACCAGCCAGTGCTGGCGGTCAGAGCCGACGCTCAGCGCCTCTTCAAGAGCGGCTGCGGTAATGGGCGCCTTGTCCACAGCTTCTTGGAGCTCGTCCTGCTTGTACTCCCCTCCCGTCTTGTGGACTTGGGAGACGTCAAGTTCGATAACCGTTCTACGGGAAATGAGCGGGGCTAGGAAGCCCTCGGCAATCATCCGGTTGAAGGTCTGGCGTTCCGTTAGGTCGTAGCAGACGTCGGTGAAGATCCCGCCGTCCGTCACCATACCCATCCCCAAGCGGTAAGGGGTGGCGGTGAGGCCAATACACCGCAGAGTTGGGTTTACTTTCTTGAGATCAGTAATAAACTGCAAGTAGTTGGTATTTGCCCCAGACCCAACCAGATGACATTCGTCGATGATGAGCAAGTCGACGTGGCCGAACTTCGCCGCGTGCTTAGCCACCGTCTGGATGCCCACAAAGGTAATGGGGCTGACCTCCCGACGGCCGACACTTGCAGAAAAGATGCCCGCAGGTGCTGTCGGCCAATGTATCATTAGCTTTTCATGATTTTGTGATATAAGCTCTTTCACATGAGTTGCAATCACAATACGCTGGTTTGGGTAATTTTCAATAACACCTCGAATAAATTCAGCAATAACAATGCTCTTGCCGGTACCTGTGGGCATGGCTATGACGGGGTTGCCTGACTGGGTGCCAAAGTATTGGTAAATACTATCAACTGCTTCAAATTGATAGGGTCTAACTTGTATCATGATTTAGCTCTGCTATTCCAGTATTTAGTAGCTCTTACAGTAGTCATAATAACTGACATTCGATCTTTAGTCTCTTGTGAGTGTTTTTTGCCTGTTAATGACGCAGTACGTTTAGCTCTAACTTCAGGGGTTTGGGGACAAGTTGCACGACCTTTGAGAGCGTTGCTTATTTTTAAGCGAGTAGCTTCAGAAACAGGTTTTCCCATTCTAGCCTTGCTTAATTTTGCCCGTGTTTCTTCTGACGGGCGTTTGCCTAATCTAGCTTGTCTATTTCGTTCACACTGTTCAGGGGTATGCTTTAATCCCAGCGTTGTATTTCCACCGTTTGCCAAATTATAGCCATTAGGATTTAGAGTACCATACGCTGCAATTGCTTTGATCTCAGTCTCGTCAATCATATAGTCTTCAACAACTGCAAGCACTTTAATTATCGGATCTCCGTGTTTGCGCCAAGCCTTGTAAACAAGAATATCTACATTGTGGGTTAGCGCATCACACTTATGACCAGCAAATCGGTCTTTGCAATTCTTAGTCTGGCCAATGTATTGCTTACCATTTGAAAAAGTTAGCATATATAAGAACATCATGCTACTACTCCATGGGATGTTGGTAATAGATTGGGCAACCCGTCACCATCAGTTCTTCAGGAATTGGGTTAATTCCAGGTGGAAATTCACATTGCCATTCTCCATCCTCTACTGGTGTGCTATGGGCACAGGTGCGGCAGTTCTTCAGGGGCGCTGCTTTGAGATGGCAGACCGCATGGTGGTCACACCACTTGCACTCAAACCAGGTGGGGTTGTTGGACAAACGGGGAGGGGGTTCGGGGGCGTCCACAATCATCTGGGCGCGTGCCAGATACTTGTCATAGATCGCCCTGTTAAACTCTACCACCTCATCATATAGGCGGTCGGAGTTTTTGTCAATGGCAAGGTACAAAGCGCGGGGGAGTTGGTACTGGCCCATATACATCTGCATCTGAACGTAGTGGATAGGCTTGGACATTTCCACCCCATTGGCTTGGAGCTCTTTGAAGGACTTTTCATTGTGGGTTTTGAACTCGAGCAGGTATGGTTGGTCAGAGATTATACCGATGCCCACTCCATCTATTTCCCCGCCCACATGGCCCTTGTAGCCTTTGAAGCGAAATTGGCGGCCGGTGTTGGGATCGTTCTGAAACACCTCTACCCCCGCTGCCCGCAGCCACTTCACAAAGCGGTCCTCCTCTAGGTGGCCCCGTTCAAAGAGGCGGAGGGTGTTGGGGGCAAAGGTGGACTGAGAGGTCCAGCGGAACGAGTACCAGATCTTGCGGGCACATTCCTCTCCGATGCCTGAGCACCCCAAGTGGGCACGATGACCCTGTTCTTGCCCAGCAAGTACTGCTGCGTCAATGGCGTCAACTATTTTCCCCATGCTGTCTTTCTCCTTTGTTAATGAAAGGGGACTGTTGCCAATCCCCGATCATTACCAGCCTTTACTTAGCCCAAGGCGGGGATGCAGAGGCACTTGCCTGTGGGGCAGCAGCAGCTTGCCAAGGCTGGGCTGCAGGGGCTGCGGCCGGTTGCTGTGGGGGTTGGCTAGGCGCGGCCCAAGCGGGCGCTTGCGCGGGTGATCCGCCCACCACAGCCCCGCCTTCAACAGCCTTGTATCCATTAGTCTCGTTGGATTCGCTGTAACCGCCCTCTGCTGGGCGCACTTTGAGCTTGACCTGCATGGGGATGCCATGCAGCTGGGTGCTGTCCTGCAACTGAATGATGCCAGTGGCGTGGCAAATGCTGCTCAGGGTCTGGTAGGCAATCTCAACCGCCTTCGGGTTCTTGTTATTCAGGTTCAGGCGGTCGAAGACCTTGCGGTTAGCGGCCTTCCCATCAATCACCGTCATCGTCAGGGACAGGTAGGAGCCCGTACCGTCCTTGGTTGGTTTCATTTCAGAACCCGTGATGCGGACGTTGTACCAGCCTGCGGGAAGGACGTCAAATGCCTCTTGTGGGGCGACGGTGTTTGCGTTGAAGTTAAGGGTTGCCATGATTATGCTGCTTTCGAGGTGTTAAGGATTTTGTTGAAAACGTGGGTAAGATCGGGTGGTTCCAAAGTATCAAGGACACCCGAACGGTCCTTGGCCTCGGACTGGATGTCCGGGTGGGTTCGAAGGTAACGGTACTCAACTGCGTCAGGGGTTTTCCCAACGCCGATTTGCATGACCAAATCGAATAAGTACGGTATCTCATTTGCAAGCCTTGCGCCGGGAAGCGAAGGGCCATAGGTGATGGTTCCTGATACCTGGTCGGTATTGGAGCCTTGTTTGGCTGTCATAACCACATGCTTGCCGCTGATGTCGCGAAAAGACTTGATAGTTATGAGCATCATGTCAATCAAGTTGCCATACGCTGCCCGCGGGTCTTTGTTGATTGCCTTTTCACTGGCAAGCACAACCTCTGCTATCTCTGAGATTGAATCAAGGTACAAAGTTTCAAATCCTGCAGCTTCGCTGCTTTCAGTTGCCCATTTATAGGCATCCTGTAGGTCAGCAACTGTCTTAATCACAATTACGGGGATTGCAGTATCCCGTAGTGAAAGCAGCCCCGACTCTGCTGATATCACAACAGGGCTGGGAGCTGTTCGGGCAAGATAAGTCTTGCCCATTCCTGCCCGTCCATAGACGAGCGTTTTTACCCCGTGCAATGCAGCTGCATCCCGGGCATTAGTTAGTTTGATTGCCATACTTACTCTCTTTCTTTCTGGTTGATAAATTTCTTCTTTGCAAGTGTTTTCAGTACACTTGCGCTAATGCGTTCACGAAGTTCTGCAGATCTGACTTTGCCCCGATTGCCATCGCCAATCTTCTTTCTCGACTCTTCTGAAAATTGATGTCCCATTCTTGAAGCGCTCATCTTAGCGCGGGTCTCGTCAGTAGGTTTCTTTCCTTTATGAGAATCTCTCATTTTCTGAATTGTTTCAGGAGTGAAAACTATGCCTTTACGGCTGGCACTAATTTTCTTCCTTACATCATCAGGGCGCACTTTTCCAGGCGCATTTCCAGCACCTCCATTATTCATATTTGTTAGCTGAATATTCATATCTTTGAAGCACAAGATTAAGAACTTCTCATGCTCAAGTGCTTCTTTGTTTGTTTCCCAATGAGCAGCTATATGCACTTGATGCCCGTGAGTTTGAACAATAGCGTTCCATTGTGGGTTACGATTTTGATCGCGCGCACGATCTCCTTTACCTTTCCCAACATAGAACACAGCGCCTGTGTCATTGCGGGTATGAAAGTAGGTGTAGTACATAAATACTGTGTGGTTGGGAAAAGGTGGGGGCGGGATATTTCGCCGGGCAGGGAGCTTATCCCCCACCAACTACGCCCCCCTATTGCTTAGGCGGACAGGATGTCCAAGGCACGCTCTTTGAAGCGGCCCGCTTGTCCATACCAGCTGTCCATGAGACGGGCAGATTGATTTTTGCCCTTAATGTGGTCGATGTACTCGGTTACCGCGTTAAGTGCGCCCCAAGCAGTATTCTTGGATGCCTCTTGCTCAGCTCCCATCTGGCCACCAGCAAAGAGGCTGGTGATCTTTTTATAGGCAGCGGACTTGCGAATGGCGTCCCCATCAATCTCGCCCTTCTCAGGCTGGAGGAGGGCAAGCAGGTACTTGTCCATGTCCGACAGGTCAAAGCGCTTAGCAGCCAGGATCCCGGCGCGCTGGGCAAACTTGTCGAACTCGTCGAGACTGATCTCCAGCCCCGCCCGCACCTCTTCTGCCCGGAAGTCGGTGGAGTGGGGAATGCGGATCTGCTTCTTGTTTTCACCCAACGCCACTTGGATGGTGTTGCGACAGACCACCCGGGTTGCCACCAGCTTGGCAATGGTCGGGATGCTCATATCGTAGGAGGTGGACAGCATCAGGTAGGGTGCGATGATGTCGTCGCGGACTGCTGCATCCTTGCCCAGACGGGCCAGTGCCCAGATGACCTTGCCGCCAGCCAAGGAGCCCGCGGTCTCCATCTGCGCATCGGTCTTGCTTGTGACTTCGCGGAAGAAGTCCAGGATGGTTGCGGGCTGGACAGTCTTGTAAGAGTCAGACACCACAGACAGGGGAGCCTCTGTATCGCTGCGATACAGAACCTTGCGGTTGTCGAAAGACTTGATGGTGTCGTTGATGGAGAATTCTACTACCGCTTCGTTGACACCCCAATCAAGGCCTGCAGCCTTGGTCCAGGTGTCCATGTCGGCACCCGCTGCCAGTTCCTGTCCAAGACCATGCCAAGGGGTTTCGCCAACCCAAGCCATTTCAGCGGTCCCGTCAGCACGAATAGAAAGATCATGAGCCATGATTAAATACCTCTTTGTTTGTGAAATTCAATTTTAGGGGAGGTAGAGGGACGTTGCCCTCTACTGTATCTACTTACATGCCCTTCGGGGGCACTAGCTCCATGGCGGGGGTTCCGGGCTTGGTGGTGATAATTGTGTCCACAATGCCGCGGACAGTATCGTCCAGCTTCTTGTAGTCGGTGACGCTGAGTTCGTACTTGGTCTTGATCAGGGTAATTGGTGCCTTCGCCTTCTTCAGCAGCTTCAGGGTCTCCTCTACCTTCGCTTGGTCAAGCGATCGGGTGTAGGGGAGGGTTGCTTTGAGGTTCCAACCATCTTGGAGTTCAATTAGGTTGGTGCCTTCGACAGGGGCCATGAAGCCATCTGCGAAGAGCTCTTTGCGAAGCGCCATCTCCAGCTCCTTGACAGCTGCGAGTTCCAGAGTGGCCTTGCGCCACTGTTCGAGTTTAGTGTAGTTCATACTAGCCTTTCAGTTAAGTGTGTTGGTTGCTAAGACGCACCGGAGTGCGTTTCGGCAGGCTCCCGCCTGCCATCGTCAGTTAGCTTTTGCGGACGCACATTTCGTAGTGGGCACCGTCAGCGGTGTTGTACTTGATGCCAGCGGCTACACAAGCTGCGATGATTTCTTTGCGGCTGGTGTTGCCCTTAGCAACCATCTCGCCTACGATTTGCTTTGCCAACTGGAAGGGCTTGAGGGCGCGGTGAGCAATCTTTTCGCCGAACTCGCCACCGCAGGCAAGGCAGACAAATTCGAACTGCTTGTTATACAGGGGCTTGCCGTTGACTTCGTCGCCGTCTACACCAATGCCATTGCCCAGATGAATGCCACAGTGTGGGCAGTGTGTCTGGCCATGAATGTTGAAGTTGCTAACGGTGTCGTCGTCGTTGCTTTCGTCGATTTCTTTCTGGGTGGGTTCTTCAACCTCGTCTGCCAGGACAGCAGATGCGCCAGTGAACTTCTCATTGATGTCCAGGACGATGAATGTGAAGCCATCACCTGACATCCGGATGGCCCACTCTTGGTCAGGACCGCAGGCTTTCTTAGCTGCGCGGACTGCGGAAGAGCGTTGTGAGTAGATAGTAGACATGATAAAGTACCTTTCGAAAAATTTGTTTGTGAGCCTTTATTGTAGGTCTATACCAGTATACTCATATAGGGTAAACCCTACCTTCACCCTAAATATACCAAATCAATTTTAATCGGGTGGGTACGTCCGATTGGTATAACCTATTCACCAAGCTATTTACACCGTAATGGGTGGTAACGGACAGACGCAACAACCATAATGGGCAGCCCACCTCCAACATAAATTAGACAGGGCAGCCCCTATGCTATCACCAGAGCAGATAGAAGCGATTCCGCTTGAACTTCGCCAACTTACACAGTGGGTCGGCGCCCAAAATAAGATCCCAATCAATCCCCGAACCTACAAGGCAGCAAGCAGCACCGATCCCTCTACATGGGGCACATTCCAGGAAGCCATGGACGGGCTATTTACCGAACAGTACACACACATTGGTCTGGTATTCACAGAAACCGATCCCTACCTGTTCATTGATTTGGATGCAGCCAAGGGGGAGGATGGGAATATACTGCCTGCCACTGACCCCATGTGGATAGAGCAGGATAAGCGGTCTATGTCCTGGGTACAGGCATTCCAGTCGTATACAGAGCGCAGTCAGAGCGGGCAGGGGTACCACATCATAGTGAAGGCGAAAGTAGACAACGCCGTCAAAATCAAGGGCATGGAGATGTACTATGCCAAGCGCTACGCTATCTTTACAGGCAACGTCCTCATTCCCGCCCCCATATATGAGAGGCAGGGGAAGGTGGACGAGGCGGTGTCAGCACTAAAGCTGGCCAAGCGCATAGTGATAGAGAATCCCAATGCCAAGTTTGACCAGCCCGTGCTCACCGACGATATGGTGCTGACGAAGATCGCCAATGCTGCCAATTCAGAAGCAGTGCGGTTACTGTGGGAAGGCAAGTGGCATGGGGACTACCCGTCACAATCGGAGGCAGATCATGCGCTTCTGGCACACCTCGCGTTCTACTCTGGTGACGACAAGCAGGTCGCCCGCCTCTTCAGGCAAAGTAACCTGGGACAGAGACAGAAGGCAAACAACCCGCGTGACCCGTATGTGGAATCGTCCATACAGAACATCCGGAAGTATCAACCCCAGCCCATCGACTTCACCAACTTCAAAGTCCCCCCACCGAAAGACCCACCACCCCGCGTTGTGAATAGGAGCTATCCAAGACCACCAGACGTTCTAGGGGACTTGGCGGACTTTATATATGGGGCATCCATCCACCCCGTAAAGGAGGTCGCCTACGCAGGCGCCATCTCCTGGTGCGCAGGGGTCATGGGCCGTCACTTCAACATCTCCCACACCGGGCTCAACCAATACATACTGTTGCTTGCGGGGACGGGCAAGGGGAAGGAGGGGGCGTCGGACGGCATTGACCTCATTTACCAGACCCTGCGTCCCCACATCCCAGAGGTTGAGACATTCCGTGGGCCGTCTAACCTGGCCTCCGGCCCAGCCCTTGTCCGCATGCTAGGGGAGAAGGAGATACCGTCGGTCCTTGCCATTGTTGGGGAGTTCGGGCTACGCCTGTGTGCCATGACAGACCCGCGGGCCAATGCGGCAGAAGTCACCCTCAAGGCCGCGCTCTTAGACCTGTTTAGCAAGTCAGGGGAATTCAAAACCCTGTCCCCCATTGTGTACTCTGATAGCCTGAAGAATACAAAGCTCTTGGACGCCCCTGCCTTCAGCATGCTCGGGGTGTCCACCCCTGAGACGTTCTTTGATAAGCTGACAGAGGCGTCGGTCATGGACGGCCTGGTACCACGCTTCTTGACCATCGTCTACCAAGGTGGGGCACAAATTGGCAGCAAATCGCGCAACCTCACCATGGACCCCACACTTCTAGCCAAGCTGCTGAAAGCGGTTGAGACGGCCATCTACATGAGCCGCAACTCCACCTACTGCCACATCCCCATGACAGATGCCGCTACCAAGTTACTTGATGCGTTTGAGGCAGAGGTGGTGAAGCGGATGAATGCGATGGACGGAGAATGCGCATCCATGAGCCTGCTCAATCGCGCCCATCTGAAGGCGCTGAGGCTGGCAGGACTAGCGGCTGCGATGGGCAATCCCTCCAAGCCACAGGTCACAGAAATTCATGCTAAATGGGCCATTGAATTTGTGGAAGTTGATATGGCTTACATCTCCTCGCGCTTCGAACGCGGGGATGTGGGAGAGGGGGATGCCAAGCAAATGAACGTCCTGCGCGAGAAGCTGCGCTCCTTCTTCAACTCAGGAAAACCCCCGACAAAAGACCCGAAGTGGCTGGCGATGTTGGCCAAAGGAGTTATACCATATAGCTTGATTTCGCAGAAATTGATAAGCGTTTCGTGCTTTGCGAACGACAGACGCGGGGCAAGCGCCGCTATCGCTGCTTGTTTGAAGGAGCTTGCGAACGCAGGGGAGGTTAGGGAAATCCCTACCCAGCAAGTAACGCAGGAATTTGGTACGTCTTCGAAAGCGTACGTGCTGATTGAGGGGTGAGCAGGGTGAAACCGTTATATTATAACGCGGACCTAATCTGTAAGTCATTGATTCTAAACGGTTTATAACGTTATAACGTTATAACGGGAAAAAGAGAAACACTCCTACACAATATAACACTCGTACGGGGGGAGGGATTTTTAGATGAAACATTGTGTATGTTATAAACGTTATATTGTTATAAATACATACAAATCAATGACTTACAGATTATAAAGACGCAATAACGGGTTATAAAGAGATTCAAGGGCGTTCAGTAAGTTCTGAAATTTTTCAGAGGCGAATTTTTCAAAGGAGAATGATGATGGCATTGGCACCAGGCGGGAATCGAAACAAGGGACATGATGGTGAACGAGAAGTTGTGAAGCTACTCGGAGATGTGGTCAAGAGCGTGCTCGGGGAATCAGCTCTCCGTCGGAACTTGCAACAAACGCGCGAAGGCGGACATGACATTGCTGGACTTTCGCATCTAGCGATTGAAGTCAAGCGCTGCGAGACGCTGGAAATAGACAAGTGGTGGAAGCAGACGTTGCGACAAGCAGAACAGGCAGGAGGCGCCATTCCGGTGTTGATGTATAGACAGAATCGGAAGGCTTGGAATGTGGTCATGTTTGGACGCATTGGTGCGATGATTTGTCGAGTGACTGTGGACTTGGCAACTTTCAATTGCTGGCTCTTTGAGGACCTTAGCGATAGGGTAAGAAGCGGGGAGCTCAGGGCGCTGTCGGGTTTTTACGAGGGGGACACTAGGGTAGTCGTTGAAGGACTGACAAAGGTCATAGCGATAGAATCTTTGAATTCGGTTGAATAACCCATAAAATATCAAACTGCGTTTGATTGTTTGAATCAGAAGGGGAATTAAATCATGGCAACCACAGGCGGCAAGCGAACAGGGGCCGGTAGGCCGAAGAAGGATACCTCCTTGGTAGTAGCCCATGCCAAGGCGTCACTCCCGGCGCTTGCTAAGGCGCGTCTAACGGAGCGGATGTTGGACAAGGTGATAGCGATGGACATTACTCCTCTAGAGGTGATGCTCACTACCATGAAGTTGGCCTACGATCAGGGCCAAATCGCACTCAACGCTCGGGAAGGTGAGCAGGACAGTGACAAGCGCGAGTATCTACTGCGCGTTGCTCAGGCCCAGATGGGAGCAGCATCGGGAGTAGCAGAGAAAGTAGCAGGTTACCTCCATCCGAAGCTCCAAGCGGTGACGTTGAAAGGGGACGAAAAGAACCCACTCAACCTCGGGGTCAACCTTCGCAACTTGTCGGACAACGAGCTTAAGACGATGGAGAGTATCATGGCCAAGGTGAATGCCGATGACAAGCCCTGATGAAAACGTTGAACGGGTGCGTGCTGCGTTTCTTTCACGCTCTCAGGTAGGATTGGCCAAGTACGGGGTAACTACTGAGCGTGTGGACATTGATCTTGTGGGATGGCTCCAGCACCTCCAGGAGGAGTTGATGGATGCGGTGGTCTACTTGGAGCGCATCAAGCGGGACCTCGAATGAACGCACCCCTGTCCCCTGCTGTCATCCTAGGACTCATCCGGGCAGAGAAGGAGAGGCGGGCGGCAGAAGGGAACCTCTACGAGTTTGTGAAGCAGAGTTGGCATGTGGTTGAACCTGGCATCCCATTCGTAGGTTCATGGCACATAGAGGAGATATGTGAGCACCTAGAGGCGATTTCTGCAGGGGACATCCGCCGTCTACTCATCAACATCCCGCCTCGGCACAGCAAGTCAACCATTGTGTCAGTGATGTTTCCGGCATGGGAGTGGATAGCTAAGCCGGAGGAGAAGTTCCTATGTGCATCCTACTCAGGCACTTTGTCCACTAGAGACAACTTGAAGACGCGTCGACTGCTTCAATCCCCGTGGTACCAGGAAAGGTGGGGGCATATGTTTGCCTTTGCAGGCGACCAGAACGCCAAGCAGCGCTTTGAGAACGACAAGACGGGCTACCGGATAGCAACCTCTGTCGGGGGTACAGCAACGGGGGAGGGTGGATCCAGGCTGCTACTGGACGACCCGCATGGCGCGCAGGATGCCCAATCGGAGCTAATGCGCGAATCGTGCCTGGAGTGGTTCGATCAGGTCTGGTCTACCCGCTTAAACAACCCCAAGAAGGACGCCATGGTCACTGTCATGCAGCGACTCCATGAGAAGGATGTGTCAGGCCACATTCTGGAAGACATAGGCGGGTGGGAGCACATCTGTATCCCTGCGGAATGGGACGGGGTTAAGCGCAAGACGGTGCTCGGTGGGTATGATCCCCGTACTAAGAAGGGGGAACTCATCTGTCCGGAGCGCTTTGGCGAGGCAGAGCTCACCATGCTCAAGCAGTTGTTGGGGGAGTATGGGGCATCGGGGCAGCTCCAGCAGAACCCATCACCAACCGAGGGCGGGCTACTGAAGACGTCTGCGTTCCAGATGTGGCCAGCAGACAAACAGGTGCCTCAGTTAGAGTTTGTGGTACAGAGTTACGACACCGCCTTCACCGAAAAGACCACAGGTGACCCATCGGCCTGTACCGTCTGGGGCATCTTCAGCCACCAGAGTAAACGCAACGCGATGTTGCTGGATGCGTGGGATGAGCACCTGTCGTACCCAGACCTGCGGACGAAGGTGATGGATGAGTGGGGTTCAGAGTACGGTGGGTCGACGGGCAAGACGCATGAGGGCCACCCGACCAAACCCCGCAGGGCCGATAGAGTGCTGGTGGAGGCCAAGGCATCCGGACAGAGTTTGATCCAAGACCTGCGTAGAGCTGGGGTGCCTGTCATCCCCTACAACCCGGGTAACGCGGACAAGGTGACGCGGGCGCATACTGCTGCACCTGTCATTGAGTTGGGGCTGGTGTGGATACCGGAGTCGAAGAAGAATCCAGGACAGTACGTCAGCTGGGCACAGTCTCTGCTCAAACAGATGGCCAAGTTCCCGGTGGGTGAGCATGACGACCTCGTTGACACCACAACTCAGGCTATCATATACTTGAAGAACGAGGGATTACTGGCGCTGCCCCGAGCAGTGCGCGAAGACCTGCCCCGCAAACGCCCCGATGCTGTGAAGGTAAACCCCTATGCCGTCTAAGATACAAGCCACCCCCACCAAGAATGAGGCACTAGCATGGCTAGCGGAGAAGTTGGGACAGGCTGACTCCTTTGCACGCAAGCCCTTCGGGTACGACAACCCGCCTGTGGCTATGATCTCTGACCTACTCAGTATTCCTGCGGTACAGAAGACGATAGAGCGCAAAGCCTATGGTGAAGATCTGACATCAGGCAAGGGCTGGACGACGCGCATGAAGCCTGAGACAGAAGAGGCGCTAATGGCAGCTCCGCAGTTCATGTCTCCACTGAGCAAAGTGGCACAGCTGACTAAGGGCATGCCTGTGGGTGCCAGCATCAAGAACGTCGGCGGCAACTGGTTGACCGGATCTGTGGAGGATGCGCTGGCTGGACTTAAGAAAGGTAGAGTTGATGATATTTGGGGCAACCTGCCCGAAGACGTCATTGAGAAGTACCGCTCTGTATCTGATGCCCATGGAGTTGTGCAGCGCACATTACCTAAGGAATGGGCAGCAGCTGTTGCCAAGACCAACCCTGTTGATGCCTGGATCGACAAACAGCTCACGCGCTACGTCAAAAACGACATGGCGACAGAGCGTGACCCAATCCGTGCGCTAGCGGAGCGGGGTACGCTGCATGTCAACCCAGAGGCACTGAACTTCCGCCCCGAGATGCATGGCAAGTTCTTGGAACCTGGACAGGTGCCTATGGGTACTTCTCCTGCAGCAAAAGCATGGGACGGGGCAGCAGACATCAAGGTGTACAACAACAAGGCAGGTGCCATCGTCGGTAACGACTCTTGGGTTCCTGCAGAGATTGATGCCAACATTGCGAACAATCCATGGCTCACTAAGGTGCCGCCTGATACCCCAGTACACTCCATAGCTGAAGCTCGCAGCCTACCCCAAGACCTCGGCTTCAACCACCTCATCGACGAGCTGCGCAACGCCACTAACCCAGCGTCAGGCTTACCGCCCGAACTTCTGCTCAAGTACAGCAGCCTGCCACAGGTCAGCGTACCACAGGCAGTGGAGCGTGTGGCTGCTATCAACGCATGGCGCGAAGCCCAGAAGGTTGAGGCTAACGCTGCCAAGGCCAACAACGCAGCGACTGTGCTCCACAAGGACTACCCCGAGAAGGGGTTCCGGTGGGTGGAGTTGAAGAAGCAGGTTGCCACTGAGCTTCCTCCAGGCTATACGCTAGAAGAAAAGCCTTACAACGGCTATACCCTCAAGCGTATTGTGAGGCCAGATGGGGAAGGTATAGATGCAGGTTGGTTTGGTCATCCTAATCAAGGTTCACCTGACCCAATGGTGCAGTTCAATAGCTTTGAGGGTAATAAGGCTCTTGAAGACGCCCTGAAGTACGAAGGCGACACCATGGGCCACTGCGTCGGGGGTTATTGTGACGATGTGGCAGCTGGCAGGAGCCGAATCTTCAGTCTGCGGGACAGCAAGGGTACTCCGCATACGACGATTGAAGTACGTCCTGGAACTCAAGCCCCAGAGGGCGCACTACCATGGGGTGAGTTATCACCTGAGCTGCAAGCAAGAATGCAAGCGCGTGGGATAGAGGCTGGCCCAGGTGAGATGAAATCAACTCGCTTTGACCCAGTGACCGGGTTGCGTCATTTGCAGTATGACCCTTCAATCGTCCAAATCAAAGGCAAAGCCAACCGCGCGCCGAATGCGGAGTACCTGCCCTATGTGCAGGACTTCGTCAAGAGCGGTAAGTGGAGCGAGGTGGGTGATATAGAGAATGCAGGTCTCCGCAGAACCCGAGACGTGCTCAATGATCTTGAACGCAAAACGCTAGCGGACAAGGGCCATGTGTTCAGCGACTACATGACAGAGCCTGAGCGCCAGAGTCTCCAAGGGCTCTGGGATGAAGGTCGCACCAAAGGTGGCGAGGGCTTCGCATCCGGAGGACTTGCCCAAGCACCAGTTCAAGGTTATAATCCAGCACGCGTTCAAGAGATCGCAGACGCCCTGCGCGCAGAACTGTTCAACTGAGGACTCCCATGGCCACTCGCCCTACTCTACCGCCCGAAGATGACGAAGACGAAACCGC